TTGGGCTGGTAAATTGCGTAAAGTAGGCCGTATAGGAAATCATATCTTCTACCTAGAGCTCTGAAAAAATATTTCTTGACAATGGTACTTGGTTGTTGTATAATTGTTGGAAATCGGAGGAGGGGATTAACATGGCTGAAATAACTGTAACTGTAGAAAGATCTGATAATACTACTTTTTTTACCACAACAGGTGGTGCATCAGGTAGTGGTAACGGGAAGACGCAGGCTGGGTCTATTCGTATGAACGCTGGTGATACTGTGCGGTGGTATAACACCGGAATTGGGCTACTAAGTATAACGGGTCTAAATTACTTTACGAATAATGCTAATTTTTCATTATCAGCAAATAATAACGGGTCAAGAACATGGGCCTCTAGCGTAGTTGCAGGTAATGTAGATGCTATTACAATGAGTAAAGGTACCACAGGCACCTTTGCCCCTATTCTTTATCTATCACAGAAGCCCGCGACTATAGCCCCTGACATTACTGTAAATGCTAGTTCAAGTAATATCCCTGAAACTGCTACTTCCGCGCAGACAACAGTAACTAATGTTACTTCGGGGGAGTATTATGCTGTACGAGTTAATAATGGTTCAACTAACCTGGGGGCGAGCCTGGCCTCTAGTGGTAGTGTAGATATAATTTTCAGCTCTGAGCTACCTACTGCTCCTGGAACTCCAGTGACCTATGAAATATACTCCATGAGGCCTACAAGCCTGTCAGGAGATGGCTTATGGGATGCAACCGATGATACTTTCACAGTTACTACATATGAAGTAGCTCAGCCAGCTTCCATTACACCTCCTATTGATGATTATGGCATTGCTATATATGATAATAACTCAACCCTTGTAACATCCTTTGCCCAAGGGCACTCAATACTTAGGGAAGTTTTTGTATCAAATGTTACTCTCTCCGCTAGTACCTACACTGATGTTGCTACAGGGCTAACAGGACTTAGCTATAGTAATTGTATTATACAAGTACGAATAGATGGTAGCATTAGCTCCGCAATATCAGTGCCTACTACATTTGTAAATGGTACTACTGTTCGAATTGGTAGGTATGCTGCAACTGTTGTTACAGTTGTTGTTTTACAATATGCAGGAGCAAGTAAAGGAATAACTGCTGCTACTTATGGTACACAAATAATTAATGGAACTAACAATATAGTTATTGATGAAGGTGCCCTTACATATGGCGTAAAAGAGATTATAAACGGTGGTGACAGTAGAGTGGTTCAAGGTACACAGATATCTGGAAATGCTAGCTATGGTACAATAACGCTACCTACTACTGGGTCGATAACTTATCCAATAGCTAATGGAGCCCCTGCTATTGGTATTAACTGCACCTCTCAATCTGTTCTAGTACCTCCCATGTTAGGAGCTACAGTTGTAAATGGATGCTATTCAAAGGTATATTTTTTCAAGCCTCCAACAACACCTATTGCAGATTATAATATAGCTATGCTTGTACCCTCAAGCATAGCTACGCCAAGTTACTATAATTCGGCTGATACTTATGGATTTGAGATAAGAAATGCTGCGGGAGCCTTAGTCTGGTCTTCAGCATGGAGGCAGGCCGTAGTTAATAATATTGTACCGATAAACATATTTTCAACAGGACTAACCCAGAATGGCAGCTATGATGTAACTGCTGGTTATGATGGTGTAACTGCACCCCCAATTCCGCCCACTCCACAAAGGGCGGAGACTACATATGAGTTAACGCCTACTGGACAATCTGTAGGAGTTTCAAGTCTTAACGATATGGACCCTACAAACACTTATTTAATAGGAGGGATGGCTGCGGGCAAGGTATCTTATTATTCAGGAAGAAATTACTATGGAGACCTATCAACACAATATAATTTAGATGGCGGTGCAGTGTTTGTACCTGCAGCTATTGTTACAGGAGCTAATTCAGTTTCAATTAAAATGTGGAGACAGTTCTTTCCTGGGTTTCCTCCACCCTCTCAGGCAACGGAGTCTACGAGAGAATCTGATTCTCTACACCCAGAGGGTAACTTCATATTTGCAAGAATTACATAATAAAACTACTATTTATAAGTAGTAGCAACCAGCATAGAAAAATAAATCTTGACAACCTAACTCTTTGGAAGTATAATCATAGCCATGTCAAAAGAACTAACTACAATTTCCCCGGAAGGCCTAGATATAGCGAACAGTTATTTACAGTTCGGTAATATACGGGCTGTAGCAGACTATCTTCAGGTTCCTGAAAGTAATGTTGCGGAGATATTAAATAAGCGAGAGGTAAAGAAATATATTGATACTATATACCTAGACATGGGTTATAGGAACAAAAACAATATTGGTTCTTTACTAGACGAGATGATCGCATCTAAACTAGAAGAAGCCCACGAGAGCGGAGTATATTCTAGCAAAGACTTAGCAGATCTATTAATGATGGCGCACAAGATGCGTATGGACGAGATAAAGGCTCAAGCTGAAATTATAAAGGCTGAAGGGACTAGTATCAAGAACCAGACCAATGTTCAGATAAATGAGGCAGTGCCTTTTGGACAAGGGAACTATGGTAAGTTAATGGAGAAATTGTTAAATGGCCCCGAATCATAATAGCGACTTAGAGACTTTTAGAGAGACTAGCAAACAAGTGAACAGTATGGAAGGACAACTCCGTTCTCACGAAGTTCAATGCGAAGAACGATGGCGGAACTGTTTTGACCGTCTTGGTAAGTTGGAAACCTCTTTAGCACGTATTGAGTCCCGTATGTTATTAGTAAGTGGTTCGCTGATAATGTTTTTAGCTGGATTAACTGTAACACTAGCTACCAAGCTATAAGGAGAAACATAATGGTATATAAGAAACGTGAATTATGGTATTACAATAGCGGTGATGAAGTATTTACATTTGCAACTGAAGCCGAAGCAAATGCTAAAGCTGGGATTACTGCTAGCTTAACTAACGAAGAGTTAGACGAAGCATTCGCTCCTGAAGAGGCTTGGGACGAGGAAGAGTAAACAAAATGGCAATTGAAGTAAGTCGGTTAGATATAACTGGCGATAGTATTTTAGAGTTACAATCTGAGACAAGGTTCCTAAAGCTCCCAATCCCTCCATACTTGGAGTTGTTGGGAGTCCGTCCCCTTCCCTCGCAGGTAGCAATTATCAATGCGATTAATAACCCAAAGTATCGTTTTATTTGTGCAGCCGTTTCTAGGCGACAAGGTAAAACATACATTGCCAACATCATAGGCCAACTAGTATCCCTAGTGCCAAACTGCAACATCCTCATTATGTCCCCTAACTATGCCTTGTCTCAGATTTCTTTTGATTTACAGAGAAATCTTATAAAGCACTTTGATTTAGAAGTTACAAAAGACAATGCAAAAGATAAAGTTATAGAAATATCCAACGGTTCCACCATTCGCATGGGCTCTGTCAATCAGGTGGATTCCTGCGTAGGTCGCTCTTACGACCTAATCATATTTGATGAGGCTGCACTAGCAGATGGGAAGGATGCTTTCAATGTAGCCCTTCGACCGACTTTGGACAAACCGAACTCAAAAGCTATCTTTATATCAACCCCTCGGGGTCGTAACAACTGGTTCTCCGAATTCTATTACAGGGGGTACTCTGATGAGTTCCCCGAGTGGGCTTCAATCCGAGCAACTTACAGAGATAACCCTCGCATGTCAGAGAGTGACATCAGAGAAGCGCGTAAATCTATGTCAGAAGCGGAATTCAGACAAGAGTATGAAGCTGACTTTAATACTTATGAAGGGCAAATATGGAAGTTCAACTTTGAAGACTGCACTGCTGACCTATCGAATCTCGATACTAGCGAGATGGATGTCTTTGCGGGGCTAGACGTAGGATTTAAAGACCCCACCGCCCTATGTGTAATCGCGTATGATTGGGAGACTGAGAACTACTACCTGGTAGCCGAATACTTAAATGCTGAAAGAACCACTGAGCAACATGCGATAGAAATACAAAAGCTTATTGATAGATGGGACATTGATTATATATACATAGACTCGGCGGCACAGCAGACTAGATTCGACTTTGCTCAGAACTATGATATTAGTACTATCAACGCTAAGAAATCCGTCTTGGACGGTATTTCTCATGTAGCTACAATCGTTGACAATGATAGACTCATTATAGACCAACTACAGAAAGAGTCATTAACTTGCGTAGATGCATACCAGTGGGACCCCAATCCCAATCTGTTAAAAGAGAAGCCTAGACATAATATGGCATCTCACATGGCTGATGCTTTGCGATATGCACTATATTCGTTTCAGACTTCATCCACTAGCTTCTAAGGAGACGTGCTTAAAAATAGTTATTGACATGCTACCTTAAACTAGATATAATTCTTCTAATGAAAATACAAGAACCTAAAACCCAAGATGCCTAAGTTAAAGCGCGATATAGTCAAATATGTAAGAGACAAAGCAAAATCAAAGTATCAAAAAGGGACAGAATGTAGAATATGTGGAGAAGCGGAACCACTTGACTTTCATCACTTCTATAGTCTTACACCACTACTTAACCAGTGGATGTTAAAGAACAAGCATAATCCTGAATACATACAATCTCTTCGGGATGACTTTATCGAAGAACACTCAAGTGAGCTATTTGATGACACTGTAACTTTGTGCCATACTCATCATTTAAAGCTACACTCAATTTACGGAAAAGATCCTGCACTTGGAACCGCTAAGAAGCAAATGGTCTGGGTAGAGATACAGAGAGAAAAATATGGCTTGGTATGACAATATTTTCAATAGATCATCTCAGGAGGAGGATCTAGAAGAGAAGCTAAACCCAGCACAACCGTATTATGACCACAAGACGGAGCCTTCTCGCGAGCCTCATTTTTCATACGAAAGAGCTTATGAAGAGTTAGAGATCGTAAACAGAGCCGTTAACATCATTGTTGATGACTGCGCTGAGATTCCTACTAAAGTAGGCTTACAGCATAAGGGCACCAGTGTAGTAAAAGGAATTAAAAGAGCTAAAGTAGACTTACTCTTAAACTATGAACCTAACCCTTTTCAAGACATCAACTCATTTAAACGTAACTTAATTATTGATTACTTAATTGATGGTAACATCTTTATATATTTTGACGGTGTACACTTGTACCACCTTCCAGCCGGTAAGATGACAATCCATGCTAGTGACACTACCTATGTGGATTACTACTCCTTTAATGGCAAAATAAACTATTCTCCTAGTGAGATTATTCATGTGAAAGAGAACTCTTTCTACTCTATCTATAGAGGCGTTCCTAGATTAAGCCCTGCCTTGCGTACTATGCAGTTGATAACAAGTATGCGTAAGTTTCAGGATAACTTTTTCAAGAACGGCGCCGTACCAGGACTTGTGTTAAAATCACCTAATACTTTGTCTGAGAAAATTAAAGACCGCATGCTAATGTCTTGGCAAGCGCGCTATAAGCCTGAAGCCGGCGGACGTCGCCCCTTAATTCTAGACGGTGGTATTGAGGTAGACTCAATTTCAAATGTAAACTTTAAAGAACTTGATTTTCAAAATGCTATTGCAGACTGCGAGAAGATTATCTTAAAAGCACTTGGAGTACCTCCAATCATGCTAGACTCAGGAAACAATGCTAATATTCGTCCGAATATGCGTATGTACTATCTTGAGACTGTGCTTCCAATTGTTCGGAAAATGAACTTTGCTTTTGAAAGGTTCTTTGGTTTTGAACTTAACGAAGACGTTAGCGATATTCCAGCCTTGCAGCCAGAATTACGAGATGCCGCAGCTTACTATACTTCATTAGTAAATGGCGGTATTATTACACCACAAGAGGCACGAGATGCCTTAGGCTTTGATACTCCTGTAGATGGTACACATGAAATAAGAGTACCAGCAAATATTGCAGGCTCAGCCGTCGACCCTAGTGTTGGCGGAGCGCCTAAAGACCCAAACCCAGGAGATACAAATGTCTAATGTAAGACAAAGAAAAGCAGCCCTAGCTACTCTAGCTATGTACTTTTCTGAGAAGAATGAGATATTATCTCAACAAGACTATATTGATTCACCAGACAAGCCAATACCTTTTTCTGGTATTCGTAACGTTTTTAGAGCCTACTCTAGAATGTTAGTCATGTTGCATACTGAGCAGCCGGAGTTATTGTCTATGATTGAGAAGAAAAAAGAGAAATTGGCTGCACCAAAGCCAGTTACTCCTATAGCACCAAAGCCAGCTATTAAGGCAGCGGTCCGGCCTGCTATTAAACCAGCAGTTAGAGAAGCAAAAGATGAATAAAATCTTTAGTCTTACTTCTACTTTTAAAGCTCTTGC